TCGTACTCAGGAGGAAGATCTTTTTTCTTATTTGGAATGATTTGTTTTGGCTTCCTTAATCGCAACATAGCTCGTGCGACTGGGTTTATTTTTTTAAGCATATAGTGACGCAAAATATATCATTCCCGCTATTGCAACTGTAAAAATTATAACTCCAGCAATTATTGAAATTACTTGAACAATCTTGTTGCGACGAGCCATTGCCGCATATCTACTAGCCCTATGAGCTTCGGCTGACTTCTTTCGCATTGAAACAAACTCATCCCAAGCCTTCATCCCTCTGGCACTGATAATTACGTCTCTTAAATCCCTCTCAAAATCCTCTGCTTTCTTCTTGAGAATAAAGTCATTTAGTGGATCAGACTTGCTCTTATCTGCCGTTTTCGTTCCGTCAATAAATTCAAAAAGGTTATTAATATCCTTGGACATCGAACTGAGATCTTTACCAATCGATATTCCTTTTTTAATAGCCCCAAATGCTAAAAGCGCACCGCTTAATGGGTCCAATTTTTTTGCCTCCCGTTGTACCTTACTTAATTAAATTTATTGTCCAATCTGCAATAAATCCAATTAGACCGCCTACTGCCAGTATAACAATAAAAGCACCCTTCCACCTATTCGATGTCGCTCGAAGTTCAGTTACATCTGCTTTCATTTCATCTATATCTTTATGTAAATGCTGAATTCTTTCCTCTAGACGAGCGAGTGTAACTGCCGTGTCTTCCATAGCCCTATCCGTGGAATGTTGTTAAAGAGCTGACATTAGTGAGTGTGGCATGAACATTAGTTACAAAACGCATACCATCTTCAGGTATTGTCATGCTGTCTACTCCCTCTCCAGTAGAAGCCGCTGGAGTTGTTAAAGTTAAAATTGTTTCGCCGCTAGCTCCACCGTCTCGTAAAACAATAGATCCCGTACCACTTCCAAGAACGTAATATAGCTTCTTAACCCTCGCTGGGTTACCAACAGCCGTTCCTGTCGATGTAATCGTAGTAGCCTTTATTGAAGCCATGAATGCATCCCCTTATTAAATAAAAATAAAAGGGCGACCTAAGCCGCCCTAATATAACCGTTTTGACTAGTCAGAAATTAAGCACCGGGAGATGCGTAATATCCGAGCGGGTCAGAGTAACCGAATGAATAGCGCTCTCGACCTTTGTATCTTACGTTTCCAGTTTCGAAGTCACCTTCCATGTCCGTTTTCATAGCAACTCTTGTGAAGTGCTTGAACGAGTTTGGAATGTCGGTTTTTAAGAACCAAGCATCAGTATCGGTGAGGAAGTTATTCACCATATACCCGCCCGGAACAGCTCCAGTAGATGCCAAGGCATTTACGTCGTTTTTGGCAAAATTGCCATCACCTGTTCCGCCAGCAACTGTTGACAATGTTGACTTCATAATTCTTTCTGCTTCAAATTGAAGATCAGAAGGAATAATCAGCTTCATTGGTCTAGCCGCTATTTTTAGTCCTCTTTCATCTGTCCACTTGCCAATCGCAATGATTGCCGCTTCAAGAGAGGTTTCGTTGAGATCCACAGCGGACCCCGGCTCGTTTCCGTTGGAACCGCCGTTTACCAATGGGTGTGCAGTATGGAAAAGGTTAACACCGTCTCCTCCTACTTGACCAGAAAAGCCTTCGTTAAATAAAGCCGCACCTTTAACTTCCTTAGTATTTTGGAAGGCTCGTGCAAGAGCTTTAGTGTAACGAGCGGACAATGAATCATAGAGGTTATCCTCTACTGCTTCAGTTGTTAAACTGAAACCCATTGCCACGACTTCGTGGGTGTACCTACTGGTGTAAGCTTCTTGTGCATCATCGTATGTGATTGCCGCACCTTCTTGCTTAGTTGGGGCTGTCCCAAAACCAGAGAGTTTTACTTCTTCTTCGAATGAACGATCAGAAGACTCAATCTCATAACAAGCTCTCCACTGTTCTGGATATCGCTTGTACTCCAATCCGAAAAGGCCATTTAGCCCCGGAAGGAGTTCTTTCATGAGTTGTGAACGTGATATTGCCATGTTCTAAACCCCCTATGTTATTGCCGCGGCCATCAGGGCATGCTCTGCTTGGTTCATCATCACAATTATATCTGTGTATGCATCACCAATCGCAGAACCCGGACGGTCAACGAAATCGACTATACGCCAACACTTGCCTGTAATAGCGGCAGTTGTTTGGTCAGCCTGTAATCCAGAATTACCAGTAGTGGTACTTCCAGCTTGAGTTTGCGCTAAGTCGATAGTCTGACCTAGTAGCGTTTGTGCAATTGCACCATCCGCTTGAACCTCATAGAGAGTCATCGGATTTACTGTTACCACAGCCTTAATATCCGAAGCCGCTATTGAGCCGGGATAATGCTGTGAAAAAGTTAATTGTCCTGTTGACGGGTCTGTGTAACTACAGCCCATAAACACTCCAATCGGGTTGACCTCACTAGCGGCGGCTTCTCTTACGAGATATCCGTCATCTGATGAGTTTGTAACGTCAGCAAAGCCTACAACGTCCCCGTTGAAGATAGCAGTTGCATATCCACTCTTAATTAGTAAAGTCTGAGTAGAACCAGCAAAAGGCATACCTCCAAGGAGAGCGATAGGTTTTAGCCCACGCGGTGCTGAAACGGTTGCCATTTCAAACCTCCTTCAAGATTAAAGTTAAATTTAACCCGATCCGAAAGTCGATCTTGATTGCCTTTGTGGGGCGTTAATCGGCATTCGAGGGTCTGATTCCCGCATAAGGCTATTATCAACGGATTCCATCATTCCCCTAGACTGGGCAAGATAATGGTCTTGGCGTTGTTGTGCCATATGTTCGGGCATCTTACATAGAAGCAAGCCACCAACTTCCATCTTACCTTCAAATTTCTTATTAGGTTCGATTAAAAGGTGCTGTAATTCTGGTACTTCCTCAACTGGAACGGGGGTCCAACCTTCACGAATTTTTTTAGAATAATTCATGGGGTCGTCCTGTCCCATCGACGAAACTCTAACCCATTTAAATCTAATCCCTTCGACAGGATCTGGGCTTGGCAGAATGTTGGCGGGTGACCACGTTTGTGGGCGTTCTTCACTTTCACGCTTCTGGGTGATAGTGGAACGAATTGCTTTTTTAGGTTCGGTCATTTTTTACCTCAACTATTAAGAGCGATAAACTGCTTGGCATATTCCTCTATAGGAACTCCAAGTCGTTTAGCGACAGCCACTTGGCTGGGGGTTAAACGGACTTTGCGTGATTTGCTTGATTGATTCCCCGCTGGGGTTACAACCGAATTCACGTTTCTTTCTCTGGGCTGTTCCGTTGTTACAGTTCCAGAAAATTTCTGAGGAAACTCTTCGCGCATTCTTGCTTCCAAGGAAGAATAATACTCATCTGAGTCACCTTTAACTCCTCGCCGTATCAACTCGTCGTGAATTGTGTAAGCGGCGGCAGTCATAATTGTATCCTTGTTAAACCAAGAATTCTTGTTAGCCCACTCAACAGCTCTTGAGTTGGGAGGAGGAGCAAGATCCGCCTGTGGCTGGGTCTGAATGCTTTCAGCCGCTCTTTTTACTTGAGCCGCTTGTTGCCGCCCTGTAGAGGCTTGTATCATTGCCTCCTGAGCCGCAACTATAGCATCTGCATCGCCTTCTTCGTAAGCCTTCTTATATGCCGCTTTAGCCGCTTCTGATTGCGAATTAAGACGACCTTCCATCTCAGATGACCCAAGCTGGCCAAATTGAGAAGCTTGCTCTCTAAGCCTTTTATTTTCTTCCATCTGAGCTTTTGCAACATTGTAGTATTCATCCCTTTGACGCTCTGCTTCTCGCTGTTTATGCGTTAAGTCATCGATCCTCTTCTGGAATTTTGTACCACGGGGCTTTTTATCTTCTTCCTCAGTCTCAAATGGAGTTTCGTCAGGTTGACTACTCTGGGAATCTTCGGCTTCACTCTCCTGTACGGGAGCATTGTCGCCTTCAGATTCTTCAACAATATCAATCTCTACGTCGTCCTCTTTTAAATCTTCATCTATCATGCTGTAGCCCTCGACACTCTGGTTGGATCTCCTATAACAGCCATAACGCTGTCATCGTTAATTATACGAAGCTCAACACCCTCGTATTCAAACCTGTGTCCAGTATACTTTGATAGTAAAACCCAATCCCCTTCGACGCACCAAGGACCATCACTGAATCTTGGGTCTGTATCTGGGTAGGCATCTTTTCCTATTGTAACTACTCGACAGACGATACTTGCTATATCTTCTGCCTTTTTTATATCTGGCGGGAGAAATAGCCCACCTGACGTTGTTTCATTGACCTTGGGATGAACCACTAGAATGTGGTAACCTGTAGGCACTGGGAGATTTTCTGGTAAGTCAATCTCTGCGGTAGAATATACCGATCCGCTCATATGTATTCTCCTATAAGCAACTGTTATGGGTAGCTGGCCCCCGCGACGAACTAATCTTCGTCTGCTTGTTTCGAAAGGGAAAGAAGTTCCCTCTCTGCGACGGCAAGACCTTCAATTTGTCCTACCATTCGTTGGTACTGATCAAAACTGTCAGCTTGCCCTAAAGCAACTCTGTCAGTCAGCTCATTCATTATTCGCCGTATTTCATTTCTCAATGTTTCGGCAAAATTCATAGCATCTGGTGTTATCAATTTTTACTCTTACTTTTTTCTAGATCTACTTGCATCTTCTTCTCTGCTATAATCTTCTGCTGAAGCATTCGCTTCTCCTCAAGATCGTTTCGCATCTTGGTCTTCTGTAAATCTGTTTTTGCTTCAAGTTCAGACTCAGCTTTATCTTGTGCAATTTGAGCTTGTTTAATTTGGAGTTCTGCTTGCTGTTGTTGTATCACAGGATCTTGAGCCGCCGCCATTTGCTGTTCAAGAACGGCTTTTTGTTGTGCTTTGCCAGTAATTTGTGCCGCCGCTTGAGCCGCCGCTCGTGAGATTTGAGCTTCCATCTCTGGAGGCATTCCCTTTTTATCTTTATCTTCTAATGGTGGTAGAGCTGTCCCCATCATTTGTTCAGCTTCATTTCTATATTTATGCGCCATATGTTCTGAAATATGGGCTGACACAGCTCCTTGAATCATTTTTGCCATAGGATTCTGAGCCATGTCTGGGCTTTGCATTAAACTCATATGAGCTGAAATGTGACTTTCGTGGTCTTGATATGCGTGAACCTTAACTGGTCCACCCGCCATCATTCGTGCATTTTCTGTAACAGGATCATAGGCGGGTATTTCTGTCTTGTCTGGGATAATCTTATCGACATCATCAACCCCAGCCGTTTCTAGAAACCGCTTGTGAAGCTCTCTCATGTCATAAAGCTGA